ATGCCACTAACAGACATACAAATTAAACGAGCAAAGCCCCAAGACAAGCCCTATACATTGAACGATGGACAAGGTCTGTCATTACTCATCAATCCAGACGGCTCAAAGGGCTGGCGCTTCCGCTTTCGTTTTGCCGGTAAAGCACGGCTAATGTCATTTGGCAGCTACGACCTTGTGAGCCTCGCAGAAGCACGTGAGAAACGCGATACCGCTCGTAAGCAGGTAGCAAACGGCATAGACCCAGTGGAAGAACGTAAAGCCCAAAAACTGGCACAGCAACTCTCAACAGAGAACTCATTCGAAACCATATGTCGAGAATGGCACACTAACAAAGCTGACCGCTGGACAGTGGCCTATCGCGAAGAAATCATTAAGACATTTGAGCAAGATGTGTTCCCGTTCATTGGTAAACGCCCTATCAGTGAAATCAAACCGTTAGAACTGCTTGAAGTATTGCGACGAATAGAGAAACGTGGGGCACTAGAGAAAACACGTAAGGTGCGTCAGAGGTGCGGTGAGGTTTATCGCTACGCAATCATAACTGGCCGCGCTGAATACAATCCTGCGCCTGATTTAGCCATCGCTCTGGCCGTTCCTAAGCAAAAACATCATCCATTTCTATCTGCCGAAGAATTGCCTCATTTTATTCGGGATCTCGAAGCGTATACCGGTAGCATCATCACCAAAAATGCTACGAAGATAGTCATGCTGACTGGTGTAAGAACGCAGGAGATGCGCTTTGCTACGTGGGAAGAAGTAGACCTCGAAAAAGGTACATGGGAGATACCAGCGGAACGTATGAAAATGCGTAGGCCTCACATTGTCCCCCTATCTACTCAGGTGATCGATTTATTCAAGCAGCTCAAACCAATAACCGAAAATTATACCTACATTTTTATTGGCAGGAATAACCGTAGTAAACCGATCTCTAAAGAAAGCGTGTCACAGGTGATTGAGTTACTTGGTTACAAAGGACGCGCAACAGGACATGGATTTAGACATACGATGTCGACAATTTTGCATGAACAAGGATTTAATAGTGCATGGATTGAAATGCAACTAGCACATGTGGATAAGAACAGTATTCGTGGAACATATAACCATGCACAATATTATGAAAAGCGCAAAGAAATGATGCAATGGTACTCTGATCAAATGATGTATGCACTGGAGCGTTGACGCTCCAGTTTCATTAATGTAATGCAATAACTTTTTTAATTACCGCATAAAAGAAAAATACAACAACACCCCATATTAATAAATAACCCCAAATACTACATAGATAATATGATAATCGTCCTTTTAGCTCTCTGATTAGACTAAAATGCTCGGTAGTTTTGGCTATATAAAATCTTTCTCTTATGATTTTATGATATTCATAATCTATTGGACTATGATTAAAAACACAGGTGGATTTTATCTTTTCATACTCTTCACGGAGAGAATCAATTTTATTATAATCTTCTTCAGATAAGTCATTAGTTATCTTAGACTTAAAGAGAGTTATTTTCCTTTCATGCTCATTCAATAATTCCGCATTGCGAAATAACGCTTCTGATTTAGCGCCCGCAGCAAACCCCCACTCAATCAAACTTATTATTATAAGTAACATACTTAATACAATTGAAAAAGCTGTTACAAGATTATTAAGGTTTTTCCCGAAGGCTTCACCGAAGGAAAATTGTATTAAAGAAAGCGCGATCCCTGATAATCCTATCAATGCTATACTGATAGTGGAAAATATTTCTCTTATCTTTAATCTTCGAGATGAGTTGTATCTTGCGCATGACGTTTCCCACGCTGATTTACTTAAGCTCTCTAAAAATTCTTTCATTATCACCCTCTGAATAAAAAAGACACAACGCCGGAGATATCAGTCCAATCCTCTTCTCCAGCAGTTTCCCCCGAAGAAGGTTTACAACCATAATCTATGTCGTGAGCACTTCAGCCCACACTAGCTTATCTGTGTGGGGTACGGGACCTATCACTAAGTACCGTCGGCGTTGGTCTCGGTTAAGATAGCATTACTTAGGATATATTTCACCTTCATCTGCCTGCATTCTGGACAAAATTGTTGCTTTATAACGTTCAAAACGTTCTTCGATTTGATCTCTGGTAAGCCTTTCATCTGGAGAAATTCTTCCTCTACTGACTAAAAATTCTGTTTTTTGTTTAAGCGTCTCTATTTTGTCATAGTTCCTGATATATCCGCCTTGTGGGTTGAATTTTATTTCGTAATAAGACCTAGATATTTTTTTAAGTTCTGTTGGCGGTTGACGATCGAAATCACTTAGTCTCGAAAACATTTCTTTTGCTATAAAATCTATCTTGTGGAGCAAGGACAGATCATTTATATTGGAATAGTAAGCAACCCAGCCATAACGTTTGTTACCACTAATTGCACCTGTGATTTTTTCATTTAACTCCTCCACAAATATTTCTTTTAAATCATCAATGGATAGATGAGGATATTTTTTAAGTCTGCGGTTTTTATTATGTGTAAAATCACTAAACCTTGCGGCAATGGATTGTAAGAATGCCTCAAGAGTTGAATCTCTAACAGTTATATCATTGCCTTTAAACACATAACCAAGAAACCCAAAAGGTTGATTGAGGTATCCTAAATGAGTCTTTGGAGATGATGGAGGATGTGTATTTAAACCTCTTAACTTTAGTTTTCTTCTTATCGACAAATAAGCTTTTGATACAGATTCATTATCACCATACATAAGGACGTCATCAACATATCGATAATATTTTACATTAAATTTATCCATTGAAGTATCAATGTCAGACATGTATATTGAGGCAAGAACATTTGAAATAGAAAGCCCTTGTGGAACACCTTTATCCTTATTGAAAAACTCTTTCCTTTGGCTTTTCTTAGCTGAGCTGTGAGAGGTTGGTGTTAACAAAGAGCGAATGATTAGGTTAAGTGCTTTTTTTGAACCAATCCGGGATGAAAGTTTTTTAATCAATCGAGTTTTAATGATGTTGTCGTAAAAACCTTCAATATCGCAACTACAAATATAAACATCATCTGGATTTGCTGAAAGGAAATCTGAAGATAAAGATCTTATATAAGTTGACGCAACACTCTTTGGCACATATTCAGGGAAAACCTTACAAAGAAATATATTTAGCTGCCGCAAAACAACACGATCACGGACTGTTGGAATTGATATAACTCTTGGGTTCTTTCCCCTTCCCTTGCTTTTTAACATTTCAAGATATGGACTAAAACGAAAACTACCATTTAAACACTTCTCAGATGTCTTTATCAAATCTCTTTGAGCTCTAAGGGAATATTGCATTCCATTTAAACGATCAATTCCCTTTGCTCCTGAATTACTAAACTTCTCATTAAATGTTTTAAATAGACTTTCTGAAGAAAATAGCTCATCAAATAATTCATTTTGCTCAATTACGTTCATTTTTTATCTCATAAAATTCAGTTATGAATAAAACATCTTTTTTCATATTTTATACCTTAAGATATCCTTAGTCGCTTAGCCGGGCAAGAGTCGTCAAACTAACTTAATAATTAGTAGTGATAAAATTCTTTTCATCTGTTGCGCGCAATGCTCTCCCCGCCACGCCTGCCCGCTTTATAGGGTAGTTTTCATGCAGGTGCATGAACCGGCTCAGGCCGCGCCGGAACTGGCGTGGTGGGGGAAATAAAATACGGGGATTTGCATGCAAAACCATGCACCTTATGGATGCATGGCTTTTTTCGGGAAAAATAGCGGAATTTTCGCGGATTTTTTTGCGTGCTACCGTGAGGCCAGTTCTGCACGTCGGCGGGTGTAAATCAGGTTCTGTGCCGGAGGGAATTTCTGGCGATTATCATCCCGCGAAGCCGCATCAGGCCTGAATCCGATCGCCGTTAAAATGTCGCTGTCCTGCTCGGAATAATTAATTTTTTCACCGGCGGCCAGCCACACCGACAGGGCTTCACGCAGATAATCAACCGAGTGCTGCATGGCGCTCTGTTTTACTGCGGGAAGCTGTTCGTGATATCCCATCAGCTCAGGTGCCAGCGTGGCGGCCAGCTCCGCGCCGTACTGCTGCATAAAGTCATGGAGCCGGTTGCGGATGCTGATGTGCTGCACCTCCTCATGTGAGCGGATATAGCGACCGGCGGCCTGATTAATCTCCCATTTTTTCACATCGATATTGCCGCGCAAATCCTGCATTCTGCGCGGGATTTGTTCGTCACCGGCAAGGAGCTGTTCACGGTATTCCCGTTCAAGGTCTGCCAGTTCGGCTTTACGTTTCAGCCAGGTGTTTTTGTTCGCCTGACAGGCCTCAAAGGCCTGCTGTATTGTCACAGTGGTCACGTGTCTCTCTCCTGATTAATGCCGGAACGGCGAGCTGTAGCAGCCCTGTACTTTACGCGGCGGCGGTGGCGTCACCGGGGCGGGGTCGGTTTTTTCCGGTGCGGCACGTATCACACCGTCAACCGACTCGATGGTGCGGAAAGTGGCCGAGCATTCGATATTGGTACACTGGTGATAACGCTGTTTGACGTTTTCCGACAGATAACGGCTGGTACGGACGTGCGCGGTCTTTTTGCAGAACGGGCAGTGAAACATGATTCAGCCCTCTGCCTGTTCGTGGGATTTTTCGGCCAGTTCAGCGGCAAGTTTCATCCGTCTGGCCGGGCTTCTTAACAGCGCCATATCAACCCCGGTTATGACCGGGCGATTCATGCCCGTTACGGACAGGACCGGCTCCTGCTCCATATCAAAATGATACAGGGCTGACTGCATATTCAGGGCATCACCCAGCTCGCGGGTCACGGTCGCACGCGGCGAGGTTTCTCCGCTCATTTCCAGCGACCGTATACGCAACAGAAAGGCACGTAACAGTGCGGGGCTGATACCGGCCAGCGCCTTCTTCCACTCGCTGTTGGCGTAGGTAGTGAACGCTTTTTCATGGGCGCTGATATAAGCCGTACCGGAGGAGCATGCGCCAAGCATGGCGTGGCTTTTGTCTTTCTCCAGCTCGGTAATCAGACCGGTGAACTCATCAGCCAGTTCGCGACTGGCGATACGTTTACTGTGTTCAGCTTTCAGTTCAGGAGTGAGGTTGCCGCGCAGAGTTCGAAAGCGGCTGCGCCAGTCCTGTTCGGCCTGTGCACTTTCACTGAGGGCGGTCTGTCGTTCCTGCTCACAACGCTGAATTGAAGCCTCAATGTCGCTGAGTTTTTCCATGCTGGCCGTGTGTGCGTCTTTTGCTTCGTTAAGTGCGGCCAGCGCACCGGCAATACGTTGTTCCGCGCCTTCATCCTGTTTACTGATAACGGTCTGCATGGCTTTGATAATGAGTTCGGGTTTCATGTTCAGGCTCTCCGTGTGTTCAACCTGAAATGATTCTGATGCCTCCTGCACAACAACACGATTCATTGCCGTTGTCAGAGTGCTGGCACAAACAGACCTTAAAATCAGGCTGGCCAGAGAAAGGTCGCAGGAAAACCTTACTCACCGTTTGTTTTTTTACTTATAACTATTCACCACTGTTCACCTTAAATAAAAAGATAAGTAATACAGTAAGTTAAAGGGTGAACAGTTGAAGGTCTGACTGTTCACCGTCTGTTCACCACTGTTCACCCTTCAGTTTTTTCAGCCAGTCAGCCACTTAGACTTTTTAGTGATTAAAAATAATAAATATATAAACAAAAGTAATCAGCAATGGGCCACCGGTTTGCCAACGTTTGCCAAAAAACGGCCAACGTTTGCCACTGTATAAAAAACGCTCTGTTGTGTGGTGGAGCAGTACAAAATGACTTGTTGCCCTGAGAGAAAATATTCACAAAATAGAGAGCTACCCGAAGCCGGACGGACACGACCGGCACTGTATGGACTTTGTGAGGTAGCCCGATGCACACCGCTTTTTCTTCCCCGTCTTCTGCCCCTGCCGCCCCGCTGATGCCGGTTTCTGATACCGTTCACGAGCGCTTTATCCGTCTGCCCGAAGTGATGCATCTGTGCGGCCTGTCCCGCTCGACCATTTACGACCTCATCAGCCGGGAAGCCTTCCCGAAACAAATCTCCCTCGGCGGAAAAAATGTGGCGTGGGCGCAGTCTGAAATCACTGCATGGATGGCGGATCGCATTGCCGAACGTAACCGGGGCTATGACGCATGATGATGACCGTTCAGCAAACAGCTCCTTTTTCTGGCTTGCTTCTTTTCGCCGTTTCCAGGTATAGTTTTCCCGCTGCCGCAAAATCGGCAGCCGGGATTGGCGTCCCGTTTACAACATTGGCGACACCGGACGCGCCTTGCGTCTTTTTTTGTGTCTATGCCTCAGCGCATCCATTTTTGATCCAGAGATTTATCTGTCTATGGATCCTTCGTGTAATGGTGGCTCAGGCGGGGGCTTCTCACGAAGCGCCGGTTTCCAATGTTGCCGGTTACGCCAACCCCGTCTGGGCTACCACCAGTGAAATTGGCGTTTCCAGTGGTAGCAGTCACATGCAAACATTGGAGGTTGCCACTATGGCTACGACCCTCACCACGTCACACTCGCAGTTTGTCTTTGTATTTGCCGCTGTTCGTCGCGCAGACCGTAAACCCCGTATTTGTATGCTTCGCACCGTTGCCGGTGATGAGCACGCCGCACGCCTTTCTCTTGTTCGCGATTACGTCCTCTCGTTTGCTGGCCGTCTGCCGGTTGCGGAGGTGCGCGCATGAGACACACTACCATTACCGCCCGTGACCTCGAATGTCTGGAGCATATGCGCAATGTCGGCCAGCTCGTCGGCGACCTGATGCAGGTGCAGGACTGCGCCACCGTTCGTCGTGACCCGGCGCAGCACTTACAGCTCACCTCCGTGATTTACCTCATGACAGCCCAGCTCGACGGTGTGGTCGAACGCTGCAATCAGCAGTGGCTGACCGGGGAGGGTAACGTATGAAAAAGCCATTACCGCCCGTATTACGCGCCGCGCTGTATCGTCGTGCCGTGGCCTGTGCATGGCTGACCCTGTGCGAACGCCAGCACCGCTACCCGCACCTCACCCTCGACGCGCTGGAAAGCGCCATTGCCGCCGAGCTGGAGGGCTTCTACCTGCGCCAGCACGGCGAGGAAAAAGGCCGCCAGATTGCCTGTGCGTTACTGGAAGATTTAATGGAAGCCGGACCACTCAAAGCCACGCCGTCGCTGTCCTTTCTCGGGCTGGCCGTGATGGATGAGCTTTGCGCCCGTCATATCACCGCACCGGTACTGCACTGAGGGAGAAAACAACGATGAAAATGAACGTAACAGAAACGGTAAAACAGGCGTGCGGCCACTGGCCGCGCATTCTCCCTGCGCTGGGTGTGAAGGTGATTAAAAACCGCCATCAGTCCTGCCCGGTGTGCGGTGGCTCTGACCGCTTCCGCTTTGACGATAAAGAAGGGCGCGGGACGTGGTTCTGCAATCAGTGTGGCGCAGGTGACGGGCTTAAGCTGGTAGAGAAAGTGTTTGGCGTGACCCCGTCAGAAGCTGCCGGGAAGGTGAACGCCGTGACCGGCAATCTGTCGCCGGTTGCCCCGGAAGTGATTGCGACCGCAGAGGCCGAAACTGTGGCCGACCGCAAAGCGGCGGCCGCGCTGGCCGTCAGGCTCATGGAGAAAACCCGACCGGCCACCGGCAATGCCTACCTCACCCGCAAGGGTTTCCCCGACCGGGAATGTCTGACGCTCACCGTCATGCATAAAACCGGCGGCGTGACGTTCCGCGCCGGTGATGTGGTTGTCCCGCTGTCTGACGATACCGGCAAACTGGTTAACCTTCAGCTTATCAATGCTGACGGTCTCAAGCGCACCCTGAAAGGCGGTCAGGTCAAAGGGGCATGTCATGTCATCGAAGGGAAAAAACAGGCCGGAAAACGCCTGTGGATTGCAGAGGGTTATGCGACCGCGCTCACCGTGCATCACCTGACCGGGGAAACCGTCATGGTGGCGCTGTCCTCCGTGAACCTCCTTTCTCTGGCTAGCCTTGCCCGTCAGAAATATCCAGCCTGTCAGATTGTCCTCGCCGCCGACCGTGACCTTAACGGCGACGGCCAGAGTAAATCCGCTGAGGCCGCAGATGCCTGTGAGGGCATTGTTGCCCTGCCGCCGGTGTTCGGTGACTGGAATGATGCGTTTATACAGTCCGGCGAGGAGGCCACGCGCAAAGCCATTTATGACGCCATCAGGCCACCGGCGCAAAGTCCGTTCGATACCATGAGCGAGGCAGAATTTACCGCCATGAGCGCCAGCGACAAGGCTTTGCGGGTGCATGAGCATTACGGCGAAGCGCTGGCGGTGGATGCAAACGGCCAGCTCCTGTCCCGCTATGAAAACGGCATCTGGAAAAATATCCCTGCCGCCACTTTTTCACGGAATGTGGCTGATTTATTCCAGCGCTTACGCGCCCCGTTCTCATCCGGGAAAATTGCCTCGGTGGTGGAGACCCTGAAACTGATTATTCCGCAGCAGGATACACCGGCGCGCCGTCTGATTGGTTTTCGCAACGGGGTACTCGATACCCAAAGCGGCGTATTCAGCCCACACCACAAATCGCACTGGCTGCGCACGCTGTGCGACGTGGATTTTACCCCGCCGGTGGAGGGGGAAACGCTGGAGACGCACGCGCCGAACTTCTGGCGCTGGCTCGACCGTGCGGCCGGTAAAAGTCCACAAAAACGCGACGTGATTCTGGCTGCGCTGTTTATGGTGCTGGCGAACCGTTACGACTGGCAGCTCTTTCTCGAAGTCACCGGTCCCGGCGGGAGTGGCAAAAGTATTCTGGCTGAAATCGCGACCCTGCTTGCCGGGGAAGATAATGCCACGTCAGCCGATATCGACACACTGGAAGACCCGCGCAAACGTGCATCCCTGATTGGCTTCTCGCTAATCCGTCTGCCAGACCAGGAAAAATGGAGCGGTGACGGCGCAGGGCTTAAGGCCATCACCGGCGGCGATGCGGTCTCGGTTGACCCGAAATACCAGAACCCCTACTCAACACATATTCCGGCGGTCATTCTGGCGGTCAACAATAACCCGATGCGCTTCACCGACCGCAGCGGCGGTGTGTCGCGCCGCCGGGTGATTATTCACTTCCCGGAACAGATTGCCCCGGAGGAACGCGACCCGCAGCTCAGGGATAAAATTGCGCGCGAGCTGGCCGTCATTGTGCGCCAGCTTATGCAGAAGTTCAGCGATCCGATGGCCGCACGCGCACTGCTCCAGTCGCAGCAGAACTCCGACGAGGCGCTTAGCATCAAGCGCGATGCTGACCCGACATTTGATTTTTGCGGCTATCTGGAAATGCTCCCGCAGACCAATGGGATGTTTATGGGTAATGCCAGTATTATCCCACGTAATTACCGTAAATATCTTTATCACGCGTATCTGGCGTATATGGAGGCCAACGGGTACAGGAACGTGCTCAGCCTGAAAATGTTCGGGCTGGGGCTACCCATGATGCTGAAAGAGTACGGCCTGAATTATGAGAAGCGACACACCAAGCAGGGGATACAAACCAATCTGTCGCTGAAAGAGGAAAGCTACGGCGACTGGCTGCCGAAGTGCGACGACCCCGCAGCAACATAACCTAACTCAGACCGGCAACAGCCGGTCTTTTCCTTTCTGGTCATTGCCACAAGGTGAACAATCCACTGTTCACCCTTCACCGTATATTCACCCTGTATCACCATGAAATTATTGATAAAAAACCAGAGGTGAACAGTGTGAACAGTAAAACCTGAAAAAACTTTTTATCACCCCGCGTATTGCCCGACCGGACAGATCCAGAACGAGCACAAATCACAAAGGTGAAGAGTCGACTGTTCACTCTTCACCAACTCATCACCACCTAACCACATGATATAAAATGATAAATAACCGAAGTGAACAGTGTGAACAGTTAAATGCAAAAAAACTTTTTGTAACCATAGTCGAAACTAGTGCTTGAATGGAAAGCACTGCGTGCCCATAGTAACTAAAATGTTAATCCTTGATAGAAATCTCAATAATCGATTCATCCTTATGTTAAACAAGCATATATTTTAAGTATTATCATGCGACATAAAAGGAATCATTCAAATGGATGATGATAATTTTGATATTATTGATTTTAGAAATGAAATAGATAGTTTAAACCCTTCTAATAAGAAAAGATTAGCAGAACAGTTTGCTCTTGCAGCATTAGGGAGCATACCTTGGATTGGAGGTTTTTTAGGTGCTATTGCAAATTTTAAAAGCGAAGAAGGCAATATAAAATTAAACTCATTACAAACAAAGTGGCTTGAAGAACATCATAAAAAACTAGAAAATTTAAATTCAACTTTAAATGTTATAGCAAAGAGATTTGAACAACTAGGCGAGGATATCAACGAAAGACTTGAGTCTGAGGAGTATCTTGATTTAGTTCGCAAAAGTTTTCGAGTATGGAATGATGCTGATACACAAGAAAAAAGACAGCTAGTATCTAATATGATAACTAATGCTGTCAGTTCTAAAATATGTTCTGATGATATCATTCGTTTATTTATAGATTGGCTTAACATTTATCACGAAGTTCATTTTCAGGTTATCAGAATTATTTATCAAAATCCTGGCGTAACGCGTTATGAAATATGGATGGAATTGCATGAAATAATTCCGCGCGAAGATTCGGCTGAGGCTGATCTCTACAAAATGTTAATTAGAGATCTGTCAACAGGTGGAGTGATTAGGCAAGCACGTAATACCACAGAAGATGGTCAGTTCTTAAAACAAAGGCATGCTCCGCAAGCTAAGCGAGGCACATCAACGCTTGAGTCTGCTTTCGAGAACACAAAATCTTATGTACTGACCGAACTAGGAAAGCAATTTGTGCACTATACAATGAATGAAGTAGTGACCAAATTGGATTGAGCCGGAGTTACATAGCTATACACTGTGCCACAGTACATGTGTATAGCTATGTGTATAAGCACATCATAATCAAGAAAAAATAACAATACAAAACATTAGGTTATGAATCAATACGAACTCCTGTGATCTTCCGCCAAAATTCTCATATCATCCTCAAAGATTTTATTTCATTTCAATTGTCATAACCTTCAGAATTAAGGAAGAGACATGAGTTGGGCACTAGCTATCGCTACTATTTTTGCTACCCTTTTAAGTCCCTTGCTCGCAGTCAGAGTACAAAAGCTTATCGAGAAACATTCAGAAAAAAGAAACATAAAAGTTAATATATTCACCGAACTAATGGCAACAAGATCGGCCGCAGCTCGCCTTTCCAATGAGCACGTTAGAGCGCTGAATATGATCGACTTAGCATTCTATGGTGATATAAAAGGAAGTATAAACAAAAGAACAAAATCCGAGAAAAAAGTCCTTGATGCCTGGAAAGAATATTTCACTCATTTATGTACTCACTGTCCAGAAAGTGAGAGTGGTAACACGTTGTGGAATCAAACTAGCGATAGACTATTTGTGAATTTACTTTCTGTTATGGCTGAAGATATAGGCTACGATTTTGATCGAGTTCATTTGCAGAACGCTATTTATATACCTGTAGCTCACGGACAAATGAATTTAGATAATCAAAAAATTCGTAAAGGCCTAGCTTCAATTTTCTCTGGTGAAACAGCATTAAAAATGGATGTAGTTTCTTTTCCCGAATCTTCTGACGCTCAAAATTCTCAATTGAACTAGCCTACATTTCTGGCTCAATACCTAATTTACGTAATTCATTTCTCCCCAAGGTCTTGAGCCAATTCCCTAAACTCATCCCTTCTGCTTTTGCAGCAGCCTCGAACTGCGCCTTTAACTCCGGCGTGATACGAATCTGAAAAGTCGGTGCCTTTCCGGATTTGGACTGATTTGGGTCGCGTTTAGCCGTTGACATGTACGTACCTACAAGCGCAAGATATCACCATTCAGGTACGTACCTTTACATCTGGCGACCTGACTTTTAAACGCCCTCGCCCGGTATTCGCAGTACCCGACGAGAGCTAACCTCACCAACTATCAAGGAGTTGATTATGGCTGATTCGCATTCTACCCCAGACAGCGACCAATCCGGAACCGAGCGTTCGGTAATTGTGGGATATCGCCCGAATGTTTTCGACAAATCTACACCCAAAATTATTCTTTCCGGCAAATGGCTCCGTGCGGCAGGGTTTGATACCGGGCAACAGATTACCGTAAAAGTGATGAACGGCTGTATCGTCCTGATGGTCTACGGCGAGCAGGAACAACGATTGCAGGATGAGCTGCAAGAGGCAAATCAGAAGCTGAACAGAATTGAGAGCACGCTGGCGACTCTCCAGTGAAGTACGGCTGAACCTGTAAGCGTTACTTACAGGTTCACTTGGTGCCGGATGGCGCTTGCGCTTATCCGGCCTACTCTCCTGGAAAATGAAGCCAAAGTGTAACGGGAACCCAAACAAATGAATCACCACGAAAAACCAGACACCATCTTTTCGATTGACGACGATGAAAAAGTCGAAGAAATAAAAATTCAGTTACTGAAAGCCAAGATTCAATGTGCACAATGTGATATTCATTCTGATAATATTGTTAACGGCGATAATTTCTTTGATGAATTAATGGAGCCTAATAAATGAAAAAAGCATTATAAACTTACGGGCAATAATCAATAATTATGATATTTGAAGCAGCAACTCATTATCCATGAATCAGAAACGCATTAGAAATCATTCAACCACTACACTAAAAATAATAATAAAAATACTATCCTGATGGCCTATGCCAAACGATAAACATGACAGCACAATAAACACCAT